GGAGAGAAAGATTGAGGCATTTGAGGCATACCTTGAAAAGCTTGGGGCATGCCTTGCATTTGAGGAAATCCTTGAGTCCAAGGTTGATTTTGAGAAAAAATGGGGTTGACGTCATCATCATTTTGATTATTTCCTTCCTTGAGGATGTCTGGGATGTTATCATCTACACTATTAGCTGGAACTTGGTAAGTAACTTGTCTGGGTGTCATGGAAAAGGGTTTTAAAAAGCTGTTATAGTCGGGGGTTGTCTTCATTTGCTTTTTGAAATTGTTATCAAAAAGGTAGTTGTTTTCCATAAGCTTGTTAAGGTCTTTACCTTGGATTTCGGGTTTTGTTGTGTTGTTTGATTCCATTTTTATTAATTAGTGAAAAAAATAAAAGATTTTTTTTTATAATTTATTCCAACAACATTTCAATAACTTTTTCGGTATTTTCATAATCATCAACTTTTGAGTGTGGTATGCTATATCCGGTTTTTAGCCAATCTCCCAATTTATTTTCTAATTTATAACCTTTACCCTCAGTAAAATGACCTTCAGAATAAAACAATCCGTGTCCAAAAAATCCACTCATGAAAGAAAAAGAGCTTGAAGGAGACAGTACAACTGGTGCAAAAAATAGTGCGGCAAAATCATGAATATTTGAATTGCATTGAAGATTTACCTTGTAATTAATATTTCTCAAGTATTGTATTAAAGATGCTTCATACAAGTTGCATTTTTGTTGATAAACCGGATTCGATCTATGAATGTTGCAACTCAATAACAATACACTATCAAACTTTTTTTGTAATCGATTTTCCGCCAATTCAAGACAATCCTTATAAAAAGCATAACGAACAAAATGATAATGAACATTTCTTATAAAGGGTACATCACTGCATCTAAAATGAATGACAGGAATGTTAATTGGAACTTGTATATCATGAGCAATAAATAAATCTTTTAGAATTTTATGCACAAAGGGTCTCATTATTAACCAAAATTTCTCTGCGCGTTCATTTTCTACCACCCAATAAGAATTTGGTATCACTGAAATATCTTTTTTTTGAAAACCTGAATTAATTAATTGAACTTGAATTGAAGCTTGGAATGGAATGTAGAGAGGTAATTTTTGTAAATAGGGATCTTTTTTAAATGATGATTCAGCATAAAAATCTTTACCTTGTAAAAATGTTAAACCCATTGAACCAAAATATCGACTAAAACAATTTCCTAAACTTTTATCTGTATTCCATTGAAAATTATCTCTCTTTTTTTTTAGAAGAATGCATGCTAGAACAATTAAAATAATAATTAGAATAATACTTGACAAAATAAAAGTTTCCATTTATTGAAAAAAATTTTTTAAAATTTTACCTATATATAGGATGAGTTCATACTTAATTATTGATGCTGAAAATATAAGGATCTGTGAAGAAGATCTCATCTATTTAATAATCAAGTACAAGGTTGATAAAATAATTATTTATTTTGATATGGAAAAGAATAATATTTCTCACAGTTATTCCGATTGGTCTTTTAAATATAATTGTTATTTGGTGCATGTTCCTTCTATTGGTGGAAAAAATAGTGTGGATTTGCAAATATCCATCGATTTGACAGAATGGTGTATTACGCGAAAAGAGATTCAAAACATTGTATTAGCCAGCAATGATCGTGACTTTTTACCTTTATGTGTTAAACTTAAAAGTTGGGATAAAAAAATCATTATTGTAGCATTTCAAAAAATTAATGATACCTTATTAAATGTAATTGATGATTTTGAACTAATTGAAAATTCTTCCATTGATCTCAACATTATATTACATTGCTTTTTGTTGGAAAATAAAAATTCTATTAACATTGTACATTTAAAGAAATTGTTGAAAAAAATCAATAAAAAGAAAAAAATGCAAGATTATGGAAATTTTATTGAAAATCTTAAATCGAAATGGAATAATATTTTCGAAGTGTGTGATAATAATATTATTCTTAATTTTCCAAAGTTGAAAACTTAAAGCCCTAAAGCTTTTGTAGTGCAATATTTGTCCATTTTATGAATACATTTATTATCACATAACCGAGGAGTCGCACAAACTCCACATTTACCTTGATGACAACGAAGCGCACTTTTTACAAATTTATCAATCGTTTTTTTTTGTGTACAAAAACATAATGGTATAGCTAATACATTTTCTCCCAATCCACCAATGTGTAAGCCGTGAAAAGAATAAGCTTCAATTAATTTGGAATACATTTATAAAAAATAATATAAAGATTGTTAATTATTGAAATAAAATGAAAATAATCCAATTTTTAACGATGGCTTTTGCTATTCCGAAACTTTACAAGCTTGAGAATAAAAACCCATATCTTGAAAGTTTGAATCGCCCCAAAAGTAAACCCTCAAATCAACAACATCGTTATTTGGATGAAATAAAATCTCAAGGTAGAATTCCAATTAGAATTCAACTCCCTTTGATGATTAAAAATATAACTGCATCGGACCCAATGTTTTCTAGTCCACGAAAAGCTAAAAGAAGTACTTCCTCTGCGGAAGGTACATTTAAAATTGAAGAGAATGAAAAGAATGTTACCTTTTTAAGCGTTGGTGGGTATCGAGAAGTCAAAAAGGAATTATTACAAGTTATTGATATTTTAAAAAACAAGACAAAATATGAAGTTTATGGTATTCGACTCCCTAGAGGTGTTCTCTTAGAAGGACCCACTGGAAATGGGAAAACTTTAATGGCTCGTGCATTTGCAGGAGAAATTGAATATCCCATCATTCCAACTTCTGGTGCAGAATTTAATGAGAAATATGTAGGTGTAGGCGCCGCTCGTGTGCGTGAATTGTTTGCTTTTGCGGAAGAAAATGAACCTTGTATTATATTTGTGGATGAAATTGATGCAGTCGCACGAAAAAGAGTAAATTCTGATGACGGGGCAGGGGATGAACGAAGTCAAACACTGAATCAGTTGTTGGTGGCGCTCGATGGCTTTAATATAAAGAGCAATATTATTGTAATGGGTGCAACGAATCGCATTGATATTCTAGATCCTGCAGTCATTCGACCAGGACGAATGGATAAAATTATTCATGTACCAAATCCTGATGCAGAGACTCGTCAAGAAATTATTAACATTCATCGTCTACAGAAACCAATCAATTTGACCACCGAGGAAATTGTAGATATGACAGCTGGAATGAATGGAGCTCAAATTGAAAATATGTTGAATGAAGCTACCTTGTATGGAATTCGTAATGAAAAAATTCCGATTGATCATGCAATATTGGAAGATACTCGCAATAAGATTATAATGGGTCAATCGATTGGTAAAAAGAATATTTCCGAATCAACTCTAAAACGAGTTGCCATTCACGAAATTGGTCATTTGTTAATGGCACTCAATTCAAGTCATTTTGATCAACCCTCCAAAGTGACTATTGAATCTTCCGTGTTTACTTCAATTGGTTATACTGTCTTTGAAACAAAAGATGTCGATCAAGGATTCTTTTTAAGGGAATATTGTCACGATCATTTAAAAGTCTTGTTGGGAGGTCGAGTTGCTGAAGAAACAATATATGGAACTTCGGTTTCTTCAGGCGCGTTGTCAGATTTGGAAACTGCGTTTAATGTCGCCAAAAAGATGATCATGGAATATGGTATGGGAAGCCACATCATTTATCCACATTTTAGTGAAACCTACAAGAAACGAATTGATCAAGAAATTCATCTTCTTATAAATAATGCCTATATGGAAACTAAGAAATATTTGTTGGATAATAAAGATTTATTAATGAAAATTGCGGATCAACTTATTGAAAAGAAGACTTTGTATGCCAAGGATTTTACTAATTTTGAATAATTTTATTTTTTACTTTCAAAAATAAAATGACAGCACAAGGTGACCAAAAATTATGTCCCATTTCTCACCAAATTATGCAACAACCTGTTATCGCAGATGACGGTTTTACCTATGATAAAAAGTCGATACAACAATGGTTTAGTCGTAATCGTGGAGTTGTTCGATCTCCAATGACGAATTTACCCATGGGTCGTGGCCTGCGTTCAAACACACAAATGAAAAACAAAATAATACAATACAAATCCTCTTTGAATCGACAAAAAATACAACCTCATTTACATCAAGGTGAGGAATTTGTTCCCTCTCAATCAACCGGACAATCGATTGTTATCAAAACTTCTGATGGATATACGATAAAGTTGAAAATGATGGATGCAGGTTATATCAATGGATATGTTAGTGTCCCAACTCGTTTAGAAAATGTCTTGTATGAACTTGCAACCTGTGACTCGGAATATGATCTACCATTTTTTGCTGAGATGCCAGTTGAACTAACTTACACGACTTCAAATACTGTAGGATGGGATCATAATCACGCTGCTGATTTACAAAGGTTTACAGATTTTCCGCAAGTATTGGAAGAAGCGCGAGGTGTAATTCAAGTCCTGGAAGAATTTGAGGATTCAATGCAACAACAATTGTAAGCACGCAATATTATCGCAACATACACTTTGGCTTGTTTTGACAGCAATTAGACTTTGTTTCGTAGCACTTTTTAGAAGGATCCGCGTGACATTTTTTAATCGGATTTTTATCACCATTACATATCCATTTACAATGTCCAGTATTTTTTTCACAAAGAAAATTTCCCTTCTTGTCGATTGTTCTTAGCCATAATTCGTTATCAATTATATTACATTTATCATCAGAAAAAGACGCATCTCTGTAATTATACTTCCAAGTTTCATCCAAAGAATTATATTTGGAACAATAATTTCCATAAATTTTATTACAAGTTGTAGTTGGATCATTTGCAAAAGTACAACTATTTTTACATATATTAATTTTACATTTTTGATGGGGATGATAATTATGCCACCGACATCGTAACGCCTGTTTACAATTTTCTGAGCATTTTTTATCCTTGTCACTACAATAATATAAATAATCATAATCGGATGATTTTATAAAATTGGAACGATCACAAAATAACTTACATTCTCTTTTTGCATCATTATCTTTAAACATATTACAACTTTCAAGACAGTCATCTAGTGTGCAAAACTTTTCATGAATCATTTTATCTTTACATCTTTCAATCAAGGTGTAATTTACATGATCGATACACTCATTAACACAAGTTTTTTGCATTATTGAAGATGAATTGCAATAACCAGATACAGGTTCTGCCAGATTGGGAATTAATTCACAATTATTTTTTTGTCGATTCGGTACCCAACAAGAATACATTTATTATTAAAAAAATTTTTAATTTTCCAATTATAACATGAATTCAGTAAAGCCCATATCTAAATCGACGGTGCCAGCTTCATCTCCAACAACAATAAATATTAACATCATAAGTCCAGCTGCTTCAAGCTCAACACCTATTATTCAATCACCAACACCTCCTGTTCCAGTACAACAACAGCCTCCACCACCTCCTCCCCCAATTCCACCGTATCATCAATATCCACCACCTCCACCCCTACCTCCTGGCTATGGTGGCTTTGGAGGCGGTTATAATGGCTATGGAGGCTTTGGAGGCGGATATGGCAATTTTAACAATTATTATCCCAATGCGCCATTTTATGACAATTATAGATTTTTTTACATGCCATGGGGAGGAAATAATTGTTATAATTCTTGTGGACCAATCCGCTCACCTTGTGTATCCTATTGTCCACCACAACCCATTTGCTCTCCTTGTTCATCACCAGCGCTTAATTATTGTGTCAATCCAAATTTTTAAAAAATTATTTTAAATAAAATGATGAAAGATTCAATCAATGTATTGGAAAAATTAAATCAAATTCAACAAAAGATTAATATTCTCAAGACCAACTCTGAGAAATTCAAAAATGGAATTCCTTTTGAGGACCAATCTTTAGTACCTAAACCTGTTGAGCCTATCATTTGCAAATCAACAGTTGATGCTAAAAAACAACTTGAACCAGAATTGATTATAAAACGAAAAGTAAATGACGACTCAATACCAACACCCATTATTAAGCAATCTTCGTTACCTGAAAAACCTGTAGTTTTACCAAAAAAAAAACAAGAAACAACAATTTCCGTCTTTAAAAACGAACCTGTTTCCCATTTTGCATCCAATATTATTTCATCACCTTCTTATATTGATATTGAAGCAGATGGATATACCATTACTAGCGATTTTATTCAATTATATAATGGAAATTTCCTAAAATGTCCTTCATTAACTGTTGCTGGTTCTTTTAGTCCAATCGATAAAAAAAATGTGTGGAATTTTTTAGATGCAGAATGCAATATTCGAGGAACATTAAAAAAAATGTCCAACTTTGTCGAGTTTGTTTTAGAGCCCGGCAAATGGACACATTTTAAATGTCAAGGCAAAATACGCGTTTTAGGAAATGTAGAACACGAAACTTTGTATTTCAATAAACAAATTGTAGTAGCAAAAGGTTTGAATGAAAATAAAAAGCCCTCGGAGTTAATTGTAAAATCTTACAACCCAATTACAATGTATGATGTTAACGAAGGAGCAGTATTTATAATTTCCTTCATTTGTACGCAAAGTCAAATCTTGCAAATCAATTAGTTATTTTAATTGTCTTTCAATTAAAAGTGCAAAAATTATCAACCGTCTTACGAATTAAATATTGTCATACCAGAGCTTCAAAACTTTAGATTTGGATGGTAAAAATTTTTTTTATTGACTCTTTATAGAGAATGCACTTGAAAAGTATTGTATGTTTTGGTGTTTTATTATTGACTTGTAGTACAAGTTTTTTAATCCCGCGCATGAATTTACAAAAGTTTATTGATTTTAAAGATGAATATAAAAAATCATATCCAAGTCCACAAGTAGAATTCGAGTCTTTTAATTTTTTTAAACAAAATTATAATACAATTAAATCTAAAAATGATAAAAAAGCGACCTACAAATTGGGTATTAATCAATTTGCTGATCAATCGATGGAAAATTTACAAAAAAAATTATTATGTAATGATTTTTCCAAAAGCGAGAGACCAACTTCTTTATTTGCAGTAGCAAGCCAAGAATTTGGCAATCGAAATTGTACTAAAAGACTAGATTGGTATTCAAGTGGATATGTTCGACCTGTAAAGAATCAAGGTTCTTGTGGGAGCTGTTGGGCATTTAGTACAGTAGGCGCGCTTGAATCAATGGTCGATATAAACAAGGGTATAAAAGTAGATTTGAGTGAACAAGAACTAGTCAGTTGTTCAAATAAAAATCAAGGATGTAATGGCGGATGGATGCATACTGCCATGGACTATGTTAAAGATAACAATGGACTTTACATGCAAAAAGATTATCCATACCTTGGTAAAAAAGAAGCCTGTAATTTGTTAATACCTAAAGAAAAACGAATCACCAGTGCCGGAGACTTTGATTATGTATGGATACGCCCAAATTCTGTTTCCTCTTTAAAAAAGGGTTTATTTATTAATCCTGTGTGTGTTGCAGTCAAGGCAGATTTTGACTTTGTTTTCTATCAAGATGGTATTTTTGATGCACCTTTGGAAGAAAACCCAGGGATAAATCATGCTGTATTATTGACAGCTTTGGATGAAGATAAGAAAACTTGGACGATTAAAAATTCTTGGGGAACGGCATGGGGAAAAGACGGATTTATGGATCTTAAGATTCGTAATGGAACCGGTGTTGCAGGAATAAATAAGTATTGTATATTACCAATTTATAATCCAAAATAAAAATTGAAGAAGTTTAGACAATATTTACACTAATAAAAATGTCAAATCCACATTATCGTAATCGAGCACAATTATGTGTTCAACCAACCGACAGAGAAAGCCAATTTGAAGCGTTTCAATCGATAATTGCAAGCATTATGAATGCTAATGATGATTCTCCGTTTCAATTACTTTTACAAAGCAAAGATATAAAATTGTATAAATCAACCTCTTCTTCATCAAAAAAAGATGGAATTTATTTCAAGCCTCCAGTTAGAGGTTCAACTCATTATTATGCTATAAAGGACGGCGAAAAACTCGATCCTTATGAATATTATCAACCAAAAGGAACTCAAGGTTTTTGTCAATTATTTGCCTATTTTTTGTATATTGATGAACCTGGTTTCACCAAAGTGGATATGACTGGGAAGGCAAAAGTTGGTATCGAGGAGTTTGATGACTATGCTGAAAATACTTTGCTTTGCTTGAAAAAGTTTATTGAAATTATAAAATCCAATCAAGATATTTATGATAGGTTTAAAGCAGAATTTTTAACTCTAAGAGATGACCCCAAGTTTGGAATTAAAGCAGTGACTCGATTTAAAACATTTTTAGATCATTGTGAAAGACTCGATATAATAGATGCAAAATATTATATTTATGATAATCCTCTCAAAGGATACACTAGCAAAGAAGGATCAAAAGATCAATTATGGTTTAGTTTTAATTAACTCAAAAAATGATGAAATTATCAAATGCAAACTTTTAAAAATGATTTACATTTCCAAAAATACTGGTTGTGCTATATTTTTAATTGTATTGTTGTCTATCAATGTTTTTGATTTTTCAACACTTTTTAAAAGAAATGCTTCATTGTTAAGTGTTCTTATTTATTGTGCGCACGATTTTATACGACCCCCTGCAATGAAATGGGACATGACATTGCATCATTATTTGACAGTTATATTGGCTAGTTATGGTTTATTTTCGGCTAATGTACCATGGGTTTATATACAAACATTTTTACTGACCGAAGTGAGTACAGTCTTTCTTGTTCTTAAAAAGTATAATATTAACAATATTTTGGTCAACTTGGCTTTTGTCGCAACTTTTTTGTATTATCGAGTGTTTAATTTATTTAGGTTGCTTTTTATTCGGTGTTTAAGCTATAAAGGTTATAAACCACCATTCATAGCTTATTATAGCTCTTTAGTGCTGTATGCTCTCAACATTTATTGGATGTTTAAAATATTTTTAATAATGTACCGAATGCGTCGAAAAACTGCCTAAAATTTTATTTTGACAGATATAATAAAAATGTATGATAAATTTATTCATCCAAGGCAATTTAATATCATTGATTGTATTGTTCCAAAATTTTTATCCGGTTCACAAAAAAAGTCCAGCTTGACACAATCCAGAATTCAGTCTTGCAAACAATTATTTCTTGATCATTTTCAAGACGCTTTTTTAATGTATTCAATTGGATGTTATTTTCAGTGGTTAATTTATTCAAATTCTGCCACCGAATACGGAACCAATATGACTGAATTGCCTATCATTGGTAAACAAGTCCAAAAATTTGAATCCAACTTGATACCAATAGGTAGTGGAAAAAGTGGATTTGTATACCTGTCTCAATTTATGGGAACCCGATTTCCAATAATTATAAAGCTGCCGTTACATCCGTCTTCCTTTACAGAAGTGCTGCACGAATACATTGTTGGCACAAAGGGTACCAACTTGTTACGATTAGTTTGCCCTAATTATTGTTTTATATACGCCATTTATTATCAAATGTCGTGTAAAACACTTGGACAAGTAACAGAATGCGCACCCAATCGTCTATTAATGGAACACATCAAAGGAATGACACTATCCAAATATATTTCCAACATTATCAAACTTGAAGCGACTGCACAAAACATTGAAGAATTTTTGAAAATATTTTTTCAAATTGTATTGGCGTTGGAAGTTGGTCAAGAAACAATGTTTTTTACTCATTATGATTTTCATCCCGCCAACATCATGATTCGCTCAGTCAAATCGATACCGGTCCTAGAATATCCCATCTTGGATCAAACGATTGCGTTATACGATGTATCAGGCGTGGTTACATTTATTGATTATGCGCATGCGTGTATAAAAAAAAAGGAAGGATTTATTGGAAAAGCATTTGATGCTTCCTTTCCCAATTTTGGAATGTTTCCTTTTTATATTCCCGGCGCAGACTTGTTTAAACTTTTTATTAATATATGGTTAAATGATTTTAATGTAAGAAAAGGTGAAGTTTATACTGTCAAGAATATGGAACCAGACACCATGGGTTATGTTTTATCGGATTTTTTTAAATATATTTTGCTAGAGTTTTTCCGATTTCAAACTTTTGATCCAACAAAATCATTGTACATTGAGCCAAGAATTTACAGTAGATTTCCCAATGGAACCAATCTTTATTCGATTTATAAATCTCCCTATAATTTAATTGAATTTTTGGTTAAAAATGAGGAAACAATATGTAAAAAATTATTTGGGACAATTTCTAACTTCCCCTGGACAATTAGTGATGAGTTGTTTATAGGTCATTCATCGAGTAATTTGAAAGTCAATGAATGTTTCAATGAATTGTATTGTGCAAACTTGACAACCGACTTGGCTGCAAATGTTTATGAAACCACTTGGAATCTAGATGACTCGATAGAATTAAATAATGGCGTTGCGGAAATTATTTTGAAAATGCCGAGAATTCCAAAATTACAATTACAACACTTGGATGCACTGGTCAAATATTTTGCTGATCAAGAATTATGGAATTATTTTGCATTTTACATTACTCGAATCATGACTTGTCACCGTTTAAAACAAATAACACCTCACTACGTAGAAGAATTTTACCAACAAAATAAGGAAAAATTACAATATTTTTATCGTGCCTATGTTTGTGCAAAAGGCTATTTGAGTTATTTGCATGAAATGTTTAAAATACCAAGTTATAATATTATCGGGTGATTCGCATTAAAAAATGTTTATAATAATTCAATCTGTTTGATTGTATCAACCCAAGTCGATGGCACTGAGCCACCATAAATTCTACAGCATTTTTCTAAACCTTCTTGAATAAAATTCCATATTTTTTTGAACTCGTCCTTGGTGGGTGGATTTTTTGGATCTTGAATGAGTTTGGAAATCAAATCACTAAATAATTGTATCGCGAGATCAGTAATCAAATATAATGCATTCAACTTCATTCGGCGTTCCTCTCTGTACTGTAGTAGCTCGAGCCATCTTTCCTTATCAATATCACCAACTAAATATTGAATTCGAAGAGATTGATTGTTTGGAATACGATCAAGACGCAATGTAGGAAACACAATATTTTGGAGATGAGTAATAATACGATGCAAATGATGAAAGAAATGTCCATCGTTGGTTGCGATCGCGTGGTGATGTATAAAATTAACCAACTGTTGAGCTGTTGGAAATTCCATACAATTCAAGTTTGGTTGATGTGATTGTTGATTGTTGGAATTAAGCCATTCGTAATAATGTGGATTATGAATCACTCCACCAATTGTCTTTCCAGTATGCCAGTCAAAAGGAGTTTGACACAGAACACACCACATTTGGCTGCATCCACTACTTTGATATATCGGAACCTTGCATTGTGGGCAAGGTTTAGATTCATGTTGAATCGCCTTGTAATTTTTCATAATTTCTGGATTGCATTTTTCGTTCTCATGGTCTTTTTCACCACAATGCGAGCAAATTTTTTCATCACAAATCATACACTTGAAATCACACCCCACATAACCTTTACAGTTTTGCTCGGGACAAAATCCATAAAATTTGACATCTTTTGTGCGTTTTTTATTATGTGAAGACGAAAGATTACGAGTCAACATTCGAATTTCTTCTTGCAACGAATTCCGACTTGTTCGAACCTTGTCTAACATTTGTTGTAAATTTGCAGCATTTTTGTATCGTTTTTGCAAAACTCGAATCAAAGGTAATTGGGACACTTTATCTCGTAATTCTCGAACCTTTAATATTGTTTTAGCTTGTTCTTGATCGTAAATCAACAAATTGAGTTCCTGGTTTTGCCGTAATTTGGCCAGATGAGGCATAAATTTATTCTTTATCCATTGACGAGGATTTAATGTCATTACCCATTCTAATGATTGTGGTTTTTTACAAAACATACAGTATGGGTCTGAATCCAAACTTGCAACATATTTTTGAAAACATGAAAGACAAGATTCATTATCACACAAAGAACAAGTTTTGAGGCTTTCTTTTGAATCACAACAAATTATACACGACATTTTTTATCGGTAAAGTGTTATAAAAAATGTTTCAATTTTTATCGTACGATTTTATAATCGACTGGTCCAACTTGGAATAATGTTTATTTTTGCGCGAATACAGTAAATTTTTGCATGAAAGCATACAAGGTAATGAAAGCTTTTCATAATAAAAATTCGATATAAATTTATAATCAATCAAAATTGTATCCTGGTAGCGAGAATCTTTAATGCAGTCATATATTACATTTGTAAGCATAATTGGACCCGTCACTTTCATTACCTGTAATTTTATATCTTCTTTTGGTTGGAAATTATAGGTTTGTATATTATTGACAACCGTATCAATAATTTTTTTTAAAACTGGATGTCTAGGCGTACTTGCAAAAACCCAATTTATTATTTCACCGTTTGGAGATTCTACATGCGATGAGCAATATAATTTACTAAAAAGTGGAGAATATTGAGTTAAATACCAGTGAGATACAATTAATTTTGGAGCATCTTGTTTTTCCAAATAATCATATAAAGGTTTTTTACACATTGATTTAATGTCCAAATAACATCCACCTTTTATATAAAGAATACAATATCTTGCAAAATCTGATAAGCAGGCTCCATATTTTGGATTGATTTTTTTATAAGCATTGTAAACTTTTGATTCAAAATGTTGTTGAATAAAAATTTCTTGTTGTCGATTATCATAAAAATAAAAATCAAATTCCGGATTTATCTTGGAATTTTTTTCAATAACTTGTATATAAAAAGTTTTTGGTATCCGATAAGAACGGAAAGTTTGATGAAAGGCTAAAGGAAATTTACATTTTTCTCTCTTTGTAGCTGGAATTTTTCTTGGTAATATAATTAATTCTTGCTTAATCCAAGCTTTATAAACGAATAATAATAGTATAAAAATAATTATAGAGATCAAAAGCAAAAGCATTTTTATGTAATGTCCAAAAATTAAAAAATTAACTAAAAATGAATCCCCGAAAACCGTGATTTCTCAGCATCGCATCATAATAATAATGAAATCCTGGAAATAAACTAACATTTTTGCCATTATTATTAACATACCAACTATTACAAGAATTCCATACATACTTTGTAAATTGTTTATCCATCCAATTTATGTATTGGTTGACCTTTTTTGGTGACACTTCTATTGTCCTACATCCATATTTTTCTACAAGCTTGACTCCTTCTAGTATATTTTCACATTGTGCTTCGATATATAAAATAATGCTAGTATGCGCGGATCCAGTGTTGGGACCTAGCAACACAAACATGTTTGGAAAATTGTCGACAAATATTCCCAAAAAGTTTCTAAAATAATCCTTGCTTTTCGAATCCCAAACCTTGTCTAGAGAAATATTACTTTTACCTATAATTTCTATATTTTTAACGGAGCCTTGTAAATCAAAGCCAGTTGCGCAGACTAATACATCCAATGGGTATTGTTGAACTGTATGCTCATCAGTCTTTAATTTATCAACCGATACAAGTGATACATTGTCTTTAGACAATGTTTCCCAATAATCATCACAAAGTAAAATTCGTTTACAACCTATGGGATAGTTTGGAATCAGTTGTATGCGTAAAGGATGAAACCAAAGTCGTGCATTTATACAGCTTTCTGCTATTCTTTGTATTGTCTTACTGTAAAAGATGGTAAAAAAGAATTCTCGTGACCAATAAATATAATTTCGATACATCTTTTGAATTAATGGAACGCGAAACAACATTTTTTCAAATCGAGAATAATTACGATTCCATTTGCTCATGATCCAATTCGGTGTTCGTTGAAATATGTATAAATGTGAAGCTTGTTCTGCCAAATAAGGAATGCATTGAATTCCGCTTGCCGCATTACCAATGATTCCAATCTTTTTATTCTTCAGAGAAATGGAATGATCCCAAGCGGAAGTATGTATAATAGCACCCTTGAAAGTTTTGACACAATCAGGAATATAAGGATGATGCAGCGGTGAATAAGAATAAACAAAATACCGAGTTTTATAGATCTCATTTTCTGAATATACAAACCAACATTTTTGCTGATTATCAAAAGATGCCTTGACAACTTTGGTTCCGAGTTTTATATGTTTTTGCAAATTGTAGTGGACACAAAAACTTTGCAAGTATTTATAAATTTCCGACCTTTTTGAATAGACTTGCTTCCAATTCGTATTTGGGAAAAAGGAAAAAGAATATAAATGAGATTCGACATCACATTCAGCTCCAGGGTAATTGTTACAAAACCAAGTACCACCAATGCTTGCCTCTTTTTCCAACACAATAAAATTATGATAGCCTTTTTGTTTTAATTTTGCTGCCAAACAAAGGCCTGAAAATCCTGCACCTAGAATAATAAATTCGTATTCTGTCATAGTTAAAAATACAATGAGGAATATAAATTTTTTCATTTTTTAGCTCCAACCCATTAAATTCATAATATCAGTATATGCTCCTACTTTGGCTCTTTGTAACTGTTTTCGATAGATTGTGAAAAAGCCAAGCTTAAACTCTCACGAGTTTTCCTTGTTGCCAAAATGCAACACCTTTTTGCCCTTGGGAATTAATAACTGATGGTTGTGCAAATTCTAAAATATTTCCATTCTTAATAAATGCAGTTCCTTGATAACCAACTTGTCCTGAAAGAAGATCTTTATTACCTACAAGTATACCAGCATACAAGTCAGCAGGGTCGTTAGTAGAAGAAGATATATCTTGTACGGTTAGTTTTATGGTTCCCTTACATTTATCAAGGATCTCCAAAGTGACATTTGATTGTAAAGTATACTTTACAATACTATTGTCTGGTAGAACTTCTACGACATCAGAAAAAAGCTTATATTGTTTTGTCATATATTTTATAGCAATATTTTAGTTTTTACTGCAAACTTTATTATCCATTACGGAACATGTAATCTTAACAGGCTTGCCAGCCTCATTTTGGTGAATTTGATTACAGAAAAGCTTTCCAAGAATTGGATGTTCATATGGTTTTCCTTGAATCATTTTGGGATAGGGAACATAAGGCAAAGTAAATACCATTGGTGTTCCGATAATATGGACTGGAATCATTTTTATTGGTTACGAAAATAATAAACCAAACATCATTTTTTACATTAAGATCGAAAGACATATTTAAACACATTGGTTTTAAACCCATTAAAATTTGAAGAAGATGCAACTGTATAAGCGCCAAAATTTTCAACATAAACCCATTCACCTATAGCAAGTTCAGGAAGCATTATTTCTTCAGCAATTAGATCGATTGAATCACAAGTAGGTCCCATCAAACGACTTTTTAATAACACACCGTCGCGTTCATTAAATGGTAAGATTATTGGTTTTGCATGATCAAAATAAATACATCCAAAGCTGCCATAAACACCATCATTCAAATAATACATTATAATCTTTTCACCAGTTTTCTCATCCATCACAACTTTTTTGCCGATTACATTCAACACTAAAGTATGCGTTTTTTGCGCAAAAAATCGACCCGGTTCAGAAATGAATTGTATTTTTCCAGTTTCCAATTCATCCCCAAAAAAATGTTCAATGGCCTCCTCGATTTTGGCCGCAATATCTTCAAACTTGACAAGTTGATCTACGCCGGGAAATCCTCCTCCAATGTCAATGATCGTAATGTCGATTGCAAGTTTTTCAGCAATATCCGTTGCTTGTCGACAGGATTCCAAAGCATTGTAAAAACTGTCCTCCGAAGTGCATCCACTACCAACATGGAAACTAAATCCGACAACGGCAAGTTTTAAAGTTTTGGCAATGTTTAGCAATTCTTCTGTTTGGTCAATTTTGCAGCCGAATTTCTTGTTAAATTTACATAGACTCTTACTTTCATCCACCGCGAGTCGCAATATCAATTTGGCGTAAGGATGATATAATTTTATTTTATACAATTCTTCTTCACAATCAAATGTCATAAGGTCCACATCATTTCCACGAGCATATCGAATTTGACTCGACATTTTACAAGGATTCGCAAAAATAATTCGTGAAGGATCATCCGTAATTTCGATAATATTCTTCATTTCATTTTCCGACGCACAATCAAAATTTGCACCAAGGGCTGCTAATGCTTCGCACAATACCGGATTCGGATTACATTTGACAGCATAAAAGGGTTTTACATTGGGAAGGAATCGGCTCCATTTGGCAAAAGATTCAACTAGCTCTCCTAAATCAATAATGTAAAATGCTTGTTCGCTTTGATTATCTTCCAAAACATCATTGATAATATCAAAGGTATCACGATCACTACCATATAATTTAACATTATACTTTTGCAAAAAAGAATTGTCCAAGGTTTTGAATTCGGAATTTTCCATTTTGTATTAGAATGGAAAATATTTAAAAGTTTTTTTGTGTTTCTGCAGCTGTCGTATAATTATTTCGAAAGTCAGCAGCATTACTATTTCCAATATTCCAAGTTTTAAACTTTATGATTTTATCATCTTTTTTATATTCGATCTCATTTCTATTGGTACCAGTTTTATCACCAATATTATAGACTCGATTGTCGTCATTTTTCATATCTCCTTTATAATAATAACGGTAAGTTTCACGAGTCCAAAAATTTTGAGTACCCGATCCTTTATCACAAAACCACCATACATAAGAATTTTTAGGAAGATTTGTCGTTATTGTTTTTGTACTTTCTCCATTTTTAGATATAAAAGTATAAGTTAAAGCATTGTCAGTCGGATTCACCAAACATACACCCAATCTTGCCGGAGTATTTGCCAATGAGCAGTAATCATTATAATTTGCGTTTCCTCCGCCATTTGAAACAATTACTGCGGAATCATTTAATAATAAATTTGCGACTACTGCATTGTATCCTAATTTAACATCATATTTAGCTCCTGCCGTCCTAACTGCAGCTTGGGCAAGCCAATTTCCTTCTTTCCTACAATTAGATCCTAACAAGTTGTTGTAAAATTCCAAGTTTGAATTATCTTGAGGGTTCGCAGCATCTGTATCAAAATAACCGTTATATATTGGAATTGTGAATGATGATACTGGTGCATTTGAAGTTTCATCTGTCTGCACCGGACTAATACTTGGTTGGTGACTGGGTTGGTGACTGGGTTGGTGACTGGGTTCGTGACTGGGTTGGTGACTTGATGGTCCTAGTGAACCCAAGTGCCTTGGAGCTTCAGACTCATTACATCTACAATTACAATTTTCATATGATTCGATTAGACTTCGGTAATTTGTCATTTTATTATAAAAAAAATTTGTAAATTTAAATCATCATCCAAATTTAAATTACATTCCGCCTGTCCGTTACAAAGGCTCGGTAATTGATCTTGATATTTCTCAAAAATCGCTTTTGTCTTCAAAACATAATCGTTGACCGATAAATTCATACAAGATCCATGTTTAAAGGCTTCGTGTTCATACAAGTAATGTGTTGTTTGATTACAAACGGAATCTTTGGATTCGTCGAGTCCATTTAACCAATATTTGTCTACGAATTCTGATTGATTAAAAATCGAGGATTTTGGAGCAATACAACAACTTGGATAACCACACGAGTTGCATTGAGCGCAAGAATTTGGCCACAAACCATGAATCTTGTACTCCTGTTGGTTCCAAACAAAAGCAAAAATATAAGTTGTCACTGTGCAAATTTTTGGTGAATACATTTGAGTTGCCTAAATAAAAAATAATGTTGATCATTTTTATAGTTTATTTATAGCGAAAAATCAACAAATTATTATCATAATTATTGTTGGGATGAGGAAGTGTAATCAGTGATCCAATTAATTTGGGAAAAGATTTTTTATATTCTAAAAGTTTAGCTTGCCATAATGGCATATCAAAATTCGGAATATCTTCAATAATATAATATCCGTTTTGTGCTAGTTTATAGATGCTATTTTCAAAAAAACAACAGCTTGATAAATAAGTATTTAAACAGTCTTCAATCATTATTTGAAATGGTTCTTGTAATTGTTCATTCTCCCACAATAATTTAATTGTACAAACGCTTGATGGATCACAATAAAATGTATTAATCTTATTCGTTTGAAACAAAATATCTTTATCTTTATGGGATCCAAATATTTCGCCTTTTCCAAAGTATTCACTCCAACCATATAAACTTTCACAATTACCTATTTCAAATAATCGAATATTCTCATTTTTTTTCGACTTGAATAAATAATTGTAAAGTTTTGTATAATTATGCCAACTAGGACCACCTTTATCTGATTTATTTTTTTGCATAATTGTACACAAAGGTGTGATATCTGAGGCATTGAATTGATAGTAATGTTCAAGTTTAGTGTACATTCCAAACCAATGTACATTATCAATCAAATGAAATAAAAACGGATAATCATAGTAAATTTGTAAAAATATACTTTGATCATCATCAGTCAAGTTTTTTTTATAAAAGGACAAGAGCTTTTTTTCATATATTGATTCGAAACATTCAACAAATTCATTTGGAATTATGTATGAACTACATAATAAATATACAGTATCGATTTTTAAAACCTCTTCTTCACTTAATTCTTGGCTTGGAAAATTCTCAACACAATGTATTATAATTTTTCGAGGCAGTTGAGCGATATGAATATTTTTTGGTATATTTTGAATCTCTTGATTCATTAACCCAAAATCAATCCATGCATAAAAATCGTAATCTGGAAATAATCTTTTGGATTGTGCAACAAAATTTACTTTGCTATGATTAATTAAATTATATTCAGAATATAAACACTCAGGCTTATCTTTTCGATTAATTGGGATCTTGCTTTGAAATTCGAAACTTGACATGATTTTTTTATCAATATCTAGATACTTTGTATAAAAGGTATCAACAGTTTCCAAGTTTTGGAATATGATATTTTCAGGAATTTTAAAATCTCTGAGTAAATTTTTTACATCATCTTCTATATATACAATTAATTTATAGGGAATATGTTCAATTAAATTTTTAAACCAATTAATATACTCTTCATTGCCTCTAGTAAATGTGCTCCAATTGTTTCTAGATATGTCTTTGTAGGCTGTTGTAAAAATTATATTCATTTTTATTTTTAAAATTTCGTCTTTAATTTAAAAATTGATTAATTTAGGAGATGAAAAAATCTAGAGATGAATCCACTTTTTTTCTTGTTTGGTTTAATTACCGTTGCCTCGCTAAATATTAATCAATATGTCGGAACTTGGTATCAAGTTTATGGCGACCGTTTTGTAATGTCAACTTTTGAGCATTGGGGTCGTTGTATTACAGCAAATTATTAGCTTGTGGGAGGAAATAATGTTAGTGTTCATAATTCGCAATTGGATGCAAACGGAAATGTACATGAAATTTTTGGATATGCCTTTATTGCAGATAAAAATAAACCTGGACAGTTGACCGTCAATCTTGATGGACACGGAAATGCTCCCTATTGGATTTATGAATTGGGAACAGTTGTGGATGGAATATATGATTACGCGATCGTTTCCGATCCGACCAAGACAGGTTTATTTGTTTTGACGAGGGATGTAAACCGTTTTTATGATCAATATGAAGATTTGGTGTTACAGAATTTGCAAACTCTAAAATTTACAGGATTACGCAATAAACCTGTCAAGACCGATCAAACCAATTGTCGTTATACTGTTGCTCTCACTTGAAAAATATTATATTGCTTTTTAGTAAAATGTTTTCATTTACAGATCATCCTTCTAGAGTTTGCATGACATATCTCACCCATTTCCGGCTTAGTTTATATCTTTCTGCTTTGTTTTTAAAAGCAAGTTGTCAAGCTTTTGTGCATGGCTTTTTTCCTTTTTATTTTGCAAGTAGCAGTACTATAAATTGTAAACAAATACATAAATTAATCGAGTCGAGTGGTTGTCAGAAGAATTAATAACAATATATGGAATTATTGAATTCAAATTTAGCATAAAACTGGTCCGAAATGATGCTGTATTATTCCAGTCCAACCACTACCGGGTCCGGAATGACTATCTCCAATAGTATGAATTGACATCTATATATAAATAAAATCATTTAAGATGTTTTAAAATATTCAAACTTTTATAATTTAATCATTTGAAAATTATTTTAAATTGTAATATATTAGAATGAAATTTATTAGTATAGGGCCATACTGTGCAACTGCTGATTTATTAAAAACAAATAATTTAAGAACAGAATCATACCCGTTTGATTATATTTTTTCATCTTTAGAAATGGTAAAACATTGTATCGACGATAAGTTTAATATTTTTTTAGATAAAAAATATTATACGCCTGGTAATTTTTATAATTCAACTAGACATTCATTCTATTGTAAATTTTTAGATACATTAATATTGCATCAACATCATGTCAAGGACAATTATTCTAATGATTACAAAGTTTCTAGTGGAAATTTATTTAATCATCATAATTTAATAGAGGATAATGGCACTTATGAATCATTTATAAGACGATGTAATAGATTATTAAGTTTGATTGAAAACAATGAAAAAATAGTATTTGTATATTATGATTGTTATACAAATGATGTTAATGATATAATAAATTTTTATAATAATTTTTCTTATAATAAGAATATTTATGTTGTTGGTATATTTGAAAATAATTATGATAAACAAATATTATATGAAAATATAAATTGTAAAATATATCAAAATTATGATTCATCAATTATATTTAATGAAATAAAAACGACGTTTTAAATATTAAATATATAAAGGTATTTTTTAAAATGGTTTAAAATTTATAATTTTTTATTAAAAAACTGTTGCTAAAAAAGATTATTTTCATTTCCAACTGGTTTTAATGATTTCTCATTAATTTTATATTGCTTGTGAACTAATATTGCTTGTAAGAGAATATAATGCTGTTAAAAATTAAATTTAAGAGGGGTAAACCCACGAACATTAAAAAGTAAAAATCAAAACAAAAAATAATATTCGAATATTATAAACATCGCTTTCTGCGTTGTTTTTTAAGCAAGTAGTCGAGTGGATAGTAAAGGTAAAAAAGAAAAATGAATTTTAAACACATTTATCGGTTTAAAATTAAATATGACAAAATATGACTATGATGCTTTAGTACAGGTTTTTTTAGACAAAGATTGTATTTTAAAATTATTACCAGAGGAATTTGAGGATATTCAAGGATTACAAAAAACAATTCTATATTTTACTGCTAAATGTGGCCACGACAGTCACGCAAGTTTCACAAACTTTAAAAACAAGAATACGGGCGTCATTTGTCGACAATGCAGTTTAGCAAAAGATGTAGGAAATAAAAAACTCAAGGTATCGAATGAAATAAGCAATGGACATATTACGGAACAATTGTCTTTCCAATTTTTATCGAATTTAATTAGTCATAATTTCCTGGTTGAAAAAACAAATGAAGGATGTCAAGCAGATATGGTGGTTCGACCAAAGGATATTGTAGAGGATCAATGGCTAAAAATACAGTTAAAAGCGACAAAGTGTTGCTTACATGGTATATATAATTTCAAAAATCTTAACAAAGATTATACGCACTGTTTGATTGTTTTGATCTCCTTGTCCGATGGTAAAGTATGGATAATTCCATACGAAGCGGTAAAACACTTAAGTAGTTTATCAATTGGTAAGACAAATTCAATTTACAACAAATATTTAGTCAACCAAACAAATATTATTAGTGCATTTAATAATTATTACAATAGCACTAAACTATTTGAGTTGGAACAATGTAAAATTCCTAGAACCTTGGCTAGTTGTCAAGAGTTGTTATACGCAAAACGACGCATCGAAAGACTGGAATTTTTTTCTTTTGAAAAGCCACAATTCGATGGAACTGTTTATGATTTTATAATGAATGGATTTAAGCATCAAGAAAAAGTTTCGACTTATGTGGCTAAGAAGAATTATTATGTTTGTCAACTTTGTAAACATGGGAATAACGAAAAACAACGTCAATATTATCAAGCTGGTGATAATGATTTTTACTGGCTTTGGATAAAAGACTCGACGATATTTTATGTTGTTCCTGATCAAATATTGCTTGATCAGAAGTGTATTGTTGCCGAAAATGAAACTAAGGAAGGTTATAAAATGATGTGTTTGTACCCACATCGAAAAGTTGAGTCCAAATATAATTTTTTAGACGAGTACAAGTTTGATTTAGATAATTTAAATCAAGAACAGATGAAGATATTATTAAAACCAACAGGGAAAGAGCTAAATTTGTATGAGATTGACATAAAAAAAATACCAAATATATTTAGTTCAGAAAATTATGAGACTCAAGATGCTGTAATTGCAAATGGAAATGATAATCATATAGAAAATTGTGATGAGCAAATTGTTGATACACTAGGTGGTGAAAATAAATGTATAGATTGTAATACCATCATTACAAGACGTGCAAATCGATGTGAAAAATGTTATCGACTAAGTACTAGAAAAGCAGATAGACCTTCAAAAGATGTTTTATTGAATGATGTTAAAGAAAACGGTTATTCAGCAACAGGGAGAAAGTATGGTGTATCGGATAATGCAATAAGAAAGTGGTTAAAGTAATGAGTTTAAGTTTATATTTTTATTTTATTCAAATAAAAATTTACCGGTTGTCTACCTCCATCTCAAGCTGACAGGTGTGGGATTCGAACCCACGAACCAGAGGACGATGGTACTTAAAAAAAGTAAAAATTCAAAAAAAATAAAATTTCTTATTTCAATATGAATTTTATACTAGAATAGCTTAAACATCGCGCGTTTAACCACTTCGCTAACCTGTCATTTGCCACCACAAAACCTTCTGCGTGTTGTTTGTAAGTAACTTGTACCCGTGGGAGGGCTTGTCTTAATTTGGAGAAATAAATTATACCATCAATTTTTAAATTTCGAAAAAGTAATTTTTATATCGCGTCTCAAAACCAATAAAAACACCTTTTTTATTTGTAATATTTTTTTCTTTAAATTAATATATTTTTCCAGAAATAAAAATGACAAGGCTTTATATTATACATGTCGAACGAGTTTTAGATTATGAGGCTGGTGATTGTGAAATCATCAATAAAACTTTTAAAAAACTATCCAATGCAGTAAATGCTTTAACTGAACTAAAAAGAAGATATCGTGCTAGCGGTGGTTGGGATCAAGTTATTTTTACAATTTATGAAATTAATCCAAGAACTTCAGAAGTTACTGAAGCTGAATCTCAGACAATATTCCCACAACAACTATAACCAAAAAAATAATTTTTTAAAGCGTTGATTAAAAAATGCAAAGAATACAAAAATTAAAACAATTACAGGACCTTAAGAGAACTGAGCAACTAAAGCCGTTTATAGTAGGTGGAACTTTTGTAGATAGTCTGACTAAACAACAAGTTGGTCAAGAATCAAAACAAAAACTTAAAAATCAACTAATACGCCCAATTTGTCCTCTTTCATTGGAACCAATACAAAAAAACAAATTATACATTGGAGATTGTTTGCATGCTTTTAACATCGATTATATAAAAAATTGGGTTGAAATTCAAAAAAATTTAACTTGCCCGATATGTCGAAAACAAACTGTTGGTTTTAGTGTGCAAATTGGGCCAAACTTGGAATATTTTGTAGGAAATCGTCATTATAATATTTTTCATGTGTCTGACGGTGGATGGGTTTCACATACAGCGAAAGTATCACGATATGCTATTATTTCTGAAAATGCTAAAATTTTTGGAAATGCTCAAGTTTATGGAGATGCTAAAATTTTTGGAAATGCTCAAGTTTATGGAGATGCTAAAATTTTTGGAAATGCTGCAGTTTATGGAAATGCTCAAGTTTATGGAAATGCTCGAGTTTTTGGAAATGCTCGAGTTTCTGGAGATGCGGTGCTTTTAGGAAATGCTCAAGTTTATAGAGATGCTCAAGTTTATGGAGATGCTATCCTCTTTGAAAATGCTCGAGTTTATGGAGATGCTCAAATTTATGAATTTGCTCAAGTTTCTGGAAATGCTCGAGTTTCTGGAGATGCTCAAGTTTATGGAAATGCTCGAGTTTCTGGAAATGCAAAAGTTATAACGGAAAAGCTAAATAAAGGTCTTCATACATCATAATTTTAAGTGTAATAAATTTAAGAATTTCATTGTGTCTCACTTCGGTCTAAACAAAGGTTTTCCTTTGTAATGTGGTTGCAACATTCGAGTGGCTGCTTGTGATTCTGTTTCTTTTTTTAGCATCGCTTGTAAACTATCTTTATAAGATTTCAAGTTTAAATCGTGTAATTTTTGTAGTTTTTGTAAATCGACCTTTAATTGTTGAAATTTAGCCGCTTCAAGTATATTATGATTTGATTGTGCGAATTGGTCTGCTCTGCTTAGTATTTGCTGCAACTCGGCTTTTATTGTTTTTTGCTTTTCAAAATCGCGAGGCCTGCTTTGTTTCATTTGTTTTAATTTGTCAACTTGTAATTTAATTTTTTTTAAAATTTCGATCACAGGATATTTGAAAAATAATTTAGCAACATCTTTTTTCAAGTCACTATAAAAATCAATCAATTGGTCGGGACTAGGTGAGCTAAAACTATTGTACATTGCAATTTTTTGTTCCAAATTTTGTCGTTCTAATTTTTGCAATTTAGTCTGTCTTAAAAATGTTTGTAATAAATCCATTTATTATTCTAAAATCTTTTTGTCCCAACATAATTTTCAAAATATTAAATGTAATATAAGTCGTGCTTAAAAAGTATCAACAAAAAAAGCTGGAAAGACGATCAAAAGAAAGTACTTCAACTAACTCGTTTAACCATTATTTTTATTTCTAAAAATAAAAATTTACCGGTTGTCTATCTCCTTCATAAACTGACAGGTGTGGGATTCGAACCCACGAACCAGAGGAGTTGAACTTGAGTCAACCGCGTTTGACCGCTTCGCTAACCTGCCGTGTTTCGTCGCGAAAACTACTTTGGTTATTGCTATCAACTCTCGTCGATAGAATCGTTATATTAAATTTGATGTAAACCAAAATACTGCTACGACTTTTAAAAAGAATAGTTACAATCGTCACCATCCCGTGGAAGTTAATGGAATCGAACCAATGACCTGTCGCAAGCTAAGCGACTGCTCTACCAATCTGAGCTAAACTCCCAAGTGTAGGATGTTTAGCCGTTGCAGCTAAACTCCCAAGTGTAGGATGTTTAGCCGTTGCAGCTAAACTCCCAAGTGTAGGATGTTTAGCCGTTGCAGCTAAACT